CATAGCCTTGAACACCCGCGCTTGGCGGCGGGCCAAGGCCAGTCCTTCTTCGAAAGTAGCGATCGGATGATCCATCGCGGCAGCCCGTGAAAATGCACGGGGCAAAGAGTGCACGAGAAGTCCCCCTCCAGCAAGCAGCCGGAGGGGGCGGGCGAGCCGGGCGGCTCAAAAGAGATCGCTCAGCCGCTCGATCGCGTGCTTCACGAAATCCGCGTGGCACCGCTTCGGAGCACAAAAGCACTCCAGCCGCAGATCCTCGCCAGCGCGGTGGCGTGCCACCAGCCGATCAAGCCCGGTCCGCTGCGGGGAGCCCTGCAGGCGGTACTGCTTGCGCAGCCACGGCTCGTACTCGTCGCAGACGCGGTTACGCTCAGCGTCACTGCGGTCTTGCATCTCGAACGGGTTGCCCAGTGGGCTGCCTCGGCCGACGTAAACGCGGGGTCCGAGACTGTCCGGCTTGCGCCGGTTGACAACTGTGATGGTCACGTCGGTAACCCGTGAAAATGCACGGGGCAAAGAGAACACGAGAAAACCCCTGCCCGGCAGCGCCAGACAGGGGAAAGACTTAAACCGATTGGTGCTCCAGCTCCCGCACATGCGGTCGCAAGCGCTCGACTCGGGCTTGCGCCCGTCTCAGCCAGCGCAGGTCTGAATCCTGCAGCTGGTCGCCGTCGACCACCAGGTCGAGCAACGCGGACGTCTGCTGGAAGGCGCGCTCGAAGTGCTGCCGGATTGCGCCGGCAACATGGTCCCCGGCGGGGGAGACCAGGACGTCACGGCGAGCCAGCAGCCGCAGGCGCTGGGACAATAAATAAAGGGCGCTCTCAGGCATGTCGGTGACCCCGAAAATGCACGGGGAGTGGAGGACACGAAAAAGCCCCCTCCAACCGGTGGCCAGAGGGGGAGTGGGTCAGCCAGCAGGATGCGCCTGCCCCCAGTTGCGCACCTCCTGGCGGAGATAGGCATGGGGGCAGGGCCCGGCGAATATGAAGCGTCGCTCGGAGGTGAACGGGATCTCCTCCGGACGCAGCCACTGCAGGACTGGGCGGCTGAAACGCCACCACCCCGGATTGTGGGGGTCGTCTTCCATGCGCTGGCAGATGTAGGGATGCTTGGCCATGCCGATAACCCGTGAGATGCACGGGGAATAGAGGACACGAAGAAACCCCCTCCCAGCAATGCCAGGAGGGGGAGTGGGTCACCGCCAGCCGGCGCTGAGAAAGGTGTCGAAGAGCTCGTGAGCCTCCTCGATGGAAAAACCTCGGTCCTGGTGTCACTGGTGACGGTCACCACTTCGGCGCCGGCTGGCCAGTGCCACTCCACTCGGCCATTGCGGCAAGGGGAAACCAGGGAAACCTGCTCCTGCCCAATCGTGATAGCCATAGTCAGTAACCCCGAAAATGCACGGGGAATAGAGTTCGCACCATCACCCCTCCATCTCCGCAGCAGCAATCACAAGCTCACACCTGTCAGCCACAGCCAACTTAATCAACACGGCGCAGCCGCAACCAAACACAAGGGAGCGCGGCGACCATCCGTTGATGGCAGGCCGGGTAGGCGCTCATACTCACTGGACAAGCACGACAGCGGTGTAAACGTGGACAAATAACCTGCCATCGCGTGTAGATAACTCATACACTCACTGGGCACCGCTGATACCCTCCAATCGAAGTGCTAAACCGCTGCCGGGGGGTGGCAGGGGAGGTATAGCAAACAATGGTTAATCAGAGTATGGCTGGCGGTAGCTGGCGAAAGTGGACACACGCAGTAACACTTGCCAACTACAGCGAAACTTACGCCCTGCTCAAGCGCACGGCCGTAAGCAACGGTGAAACACCTGAAAAGCAACAAATGAAGAGATATAAAGCCCAAAGCTAAAGGAATCAAGGGCTGACAAAGGCTTACAATAGCTGGCAAATCCAGCTAAAGTTGGCTGTGGCTGGTCAACGCATACTGCGGGTACCTCTACTGCGGCGACAAGGCCGGCACATGCGGTACATGTGCAAGCAGTTGTTTTTTTTCGTGGGGGTATCGCACCCCTATGGGGTGCTTTAGACGTTAATTTGAAAAAAAAATAGTAAAGAGTATCTGATGCTAATGGGTGGGTGGTGGATGCGTGTTTAAGAGGAGCCATCGGGAAAGCTGAAGTGTGTCAAGAGGGGTCAGGGGTGGTCGGGGTGGGTCAAGGAATGCGTTTTGGGCGGCGCGTCCCACCCGAAACTGCGGTCTTAGACTCGGACTCACCAGACTCAGCGGGGCAGCAGGGCGATGACGATGAGTGGCGGGCAAGGAGAGCGTGTAATTCGCCCCGGCAGCCGCCGAAACGGTGGTTTTCAGCCTGCGGAAACGCGGCGATTTGCCGAGGAGCAGGGGTTGAGGGGGTACGACGGGGGGCAGGCGATGATCAGGCGACTGCGGGAGGGAGGCGAGAGGGAGGGAGGGCGAGATCGGGGCGGATTCCGGGGGGAAGATGCGCGAATGGGGCTGGCATCAACGCTGTTGAGCCAATTGGAGCCCGGAATGGAGCCGGAACCGGGGACGTGGAGTTTTGTGCAGGACTTGGAGGGGATGGCGGGGGTGCCGGCGGGGAGCTTGGACGCGGATATAGCGCTGCGGGCGGCGCAATTCATGGATTCGGGGCCTGGGGGTCCGAATTTGGGGGCGCGGGAGGCCGTAGCGATCGCTGTTGGTGAGCAGTTGTCAATGCCGAGGGAGAACAGGAGCGAGTTCCGGCGGCGGGGGCGTGATGACCAGGGGGAAGTGCGCCGGGCGTTTTATGAGCTGGGGCTGGGGAGGGCCCTGGAGCGTGCGGGGGATCTGGTGCCGGCGGGGACGGCGGTAGGAGAGGGACTGCGGGTCGAGGGGGTGGAGTACGGGCCCGACGAGCCGGCGGTCCAGGCGCTGCGGAGCAAGGTGCGGCAGCTGGACCAGGACGAGCAGCGGCTGCTACGGCAGACGTTTGGGCACGGGAAGAAGGTGGGGACGAGCGGACGCCGGAATGCGCTGGCCAAGGAGTCGTTCGGTGAGCGGGCGGTTGGCGGCGATGTGCCGTTGCTGATGGCGCGCCGATCGGAGCAGAAGCGGTGGGACGGGAGCACGGTGACAGAGGTGCCGACGGTGCAGCAGCCACGGGAGCAGAAGTGGGTGCAGCAGGCGCGAGAGCAGGCGCAGCGGACCGCGGCCTACGGCGCCAGCCCGGCGGAGCGGGCGCGTGCGGGGCAAATGCTGAAGCAGCTGGAAGCGATTGCTGACCAAAGCGCCTACGAGCTGAACGAGAAAGGGAAAGCGCGGCGGGTGCTGGCGGTGGACCCGCGGGGCGTGCGGCAGCTGCTGGTGGATCCGAGTGTGGTGCTGGATCCGATGGATCTGGGGCTGACGGACGACCACCCGCTGGTTGAGCTGGCTAAGCGGTATTCGCGGTCCGAGCCTGCGACGGGGAAATTCGAGATGGGGTCCTACGAGGCGGTAGGAGCGCCGAATCCGGAAGAGTGGAACGTCGACGAACTTGGTCGGACGCACGGATTCAGCCGACCGAACGACCCTGGGGTGCCGAGGGTGGCGACATGGCCAACGGTGGGACAGGCCTTCCAGCGAGCGCTGGAGGAGGCCGAAACACCAGTGCGGACGCTGGTGATGGGGCGGCGGCCGGTGGAGCCGGACTTCGGGGCAGTGCAGCGATATTGGAACGAGGCCGACGTGAAGCCGATGGTGGCTGACCTGGGCGACGGGCGGCTGGCGATTGTGCAAGAGCAGGACGGACGGCCGGTGCCGGGCCCGGAGGTGTTTGCCGTGGATCAGTGGGTGCCGGAGCAGGGCGAGGGCGATGAGGTGTTCACCAGGCGGTATCGGGTGGGGGAGAACGCGAAGTGGCGGCAGGAGAAGCTGGAGGGAGCGCGGTCACTGGTGCAGGCGCTGGCGGAGTATGCGGGGGTCCCGGGGGGTTGGCGACTGGTGGGGGACACCGGGCTGACGGATCCGATGATCAACGCGGTGCAGAACACGGCGTTGCAGCGGACGCTGGGGGCTGACGCGGTGTCGAGCCGGAGTGCGGCGGTGCGCGGGGAGTTCCCTGACTGGGTGGAGCGGGTGGGACGAGCGGAGAGGGGGACGGTGTACGACAACCCACTATTCACGGTGCTGGATACGCTCTCGAGACTGGGCGGCCGCCCAGCGGAGGACGCCCCGGTGCGCGCGCCGGCGATTGGGCCGACACCTGCGAGCCAGGCGTATGGCGAGACGTGGCACGGAGTGGTGAAACCGCTGCTGGAACATGCGCGAGACGTGCAGGGCAGGCGGCTGGACGCAGCGCCGGGGACGTGGCAGTTCGACGACTTCAAGGGTGGCGAGGTCTATCCGGGGGTGCCAGTGCCGCCGCCAGTGCCAGTGCCAACGGCTGAAAGCGTGATGGGCGGATATGCACTGAACCAGGGCGCGGCGCCGCCTGGCGGGCTGGCGCCACGGCAGGCGGCGGAAGTGATGCGGACCCCAAGCCGGTTCGATCGGCAGACGGTGGCAGCGATAGAGGGCTGGCTGGGGGAGAACGTCATGTCGCCGACGCGGCTGACGCAGGAGGAGTTGGCGCTTCTGGCCCCTGGGCCGGACTACTCGGCGCCCGCGGCGCGGCCGATCGACGTGGGCGCAGAACTAGGGCTGAACGCGGTGACGGGCCCCGGGCGGTACGGGGACGAGGCGCGGCCTGCGATTGTGCCCAACTACGGGGCGCTGGTGCAGCAGGCGCAGGTCCAGGGGGCGCGCCGGCAGACGGAGCCCGACGGGCTACCGGTGGTGGACTACGAGGCGCGAGTGGCGGCGAAGCTGCTGGCTGAGCAGGCCCTGGCGCGAGCGCGAAGGATGTGAGCGAAGCCGCCTAGGATGGGCGTCTCAGGTTGAGACCTATGGCTGGCGGCCTTTCCCTCTCTCCGTTGACAGGCCCGCCTGATTCGGTGCGGCGCGCGCTTAGCGCTGCGGTTGTGAATGCGAACAGCCTGAAGGAGTCTCCGGCGTCTAGCCCAACCCGTGCGGGGGTGTCGGTGCGAGGGACGCCGTCTCCGGCTGGGACGACGCGGTTCGCGGGCGATGAGATCGCTGAGGCGTTCCAGCGGGCGGACCTGGTGGCGGCGGCCGGGCCGGCGCTGAAGGGATTCATGGATGCGATGCAGTCCCCCGGATCACCGTTTGCGCTGCCACCGGCAATGGCGCCGGTGCAGCCTTCGCCTGGATCGGCGAGCAGGCCACGGGGCGGGCCCGGAGGGATCGCATGAGCATGAGATTCGCGGGGCTGGGCGGACGGGCGCTGGACTACCTGAAGCGGGTGCTGGTACCTCGCAACGAGGCGGGCGAGATCGACAAGCTGCAGATGGGGCTGGAGTACGGGGGCAACGGTCTAGCGGCGCTGTTTTCCGGGGCGGCGTTCGGGGGCGGCAATGCTGGGGATTCGCTGGCGATCGGGGCCGAAGATCTGGGGATTGGGTTGCTTGGATCCTTGGGCGGCCGAGTGGCTGGCGACCGAGTGGGCAGGCTGCTGAAGCTGCAGAGTCCGCAGGCGCTGGACATGGCCAGGCTGGGCGGCTCGATGGTGACCGAAATGGGGGTTGGCTTCGGGTCGCCGCGGCCGCTGATGGAGGGGGTCTTGCAGAAGCAGCAACAGCGGGCAGACGCCAAGCAAGCGCCCGCAGCTGCGGCGCCACCGCCGGCACCAGCGCAAGGCGGCTTCGTGCGGCAGCAGTTCGGGCCATCGCCACTGGAGCTGCCGTCGAATTACGGAGCAGCCAGCCCCGGCCTGGCGACGGGCGACAGCAGCGACGCAATGTTCGCTCGGTTTCTGGCGCAGCAGCCAAAGGAAGTACAGGACCTTGTCCTGCAGTCGATGGGGAACTGAGCAATGGCGAACGGCTCGCAGGTGATCCAAAACGCGAATCTTCCCTTCGATTGGGATGAGCTGAAGTGGATTGCTGCGCAGGCGTTCCGCTCGAATCCGCGGGCGTTCCAGGATGCGCAGACCGCGGCGGTGGGGAGTGGCTACGAGGCGTCGCTGTTCGAGGACGTGACAGCCAACTCGCCCTTGGTGGATTATGTGCGGCAGCACCTGCCGGGGCGGCTCGGGGACACCAGGGCGGGGCAGTCGTTGCCGTGGAACACGCCGGAATGGGTGCAGAGGATCCCGCTGGGTGGGTATAGCAAGGAGCGGATGGAGTCGTTTGCGCGTTCGCGGGGATCGAACCCGGAGATGCGGGCGACGACAGTGCAGCGGGATGTGACGCCGGAATTTGAATCACCGACAGTGGACGTACCGATCGGTGACAGCGGACGGCGAAAGGCCGCGCAGGCGTTCGGGGTGACGATGGCCGACACGGTTGGAGTGCAGGGGCTGATGAACCTGTGGTGGCTGATGAACGCGGGCGAGGCGGTGACGAGCGTGGCCACGCTGCAGGGACTCCACAACGCGCAGGCGGGGATCTCGGACGTGCGGGCGCCTTTGCTGCAGAGCCGGTCGATGCGGATGGCGGCCACGGCACCGGCGTGGATTGCGATGAAGTTCGCCAATGGCAGCCTTGGGCGACTGGATGGCTACGGGGCTGCCTCGCCAGGAGAAGGTGACCGGCGGGAGTCGAGTAGCCCGGTGGCGGAGTTTTTGAGCGAGATGGTGCTGGGCCGGAGCGGGGAGCTGTTGCCGTACCGGGAGTTCGTGCGGGAGCGGCCCGACGTGAGCAAAGGGGAGTACGAGCAGTACAAGGCGTTTCTGCACGGCAACAAGCTCCCGATCAAGTTCACCCCTGACGGGATTCATGGGGCGGAGGTGAACTTCCTGGGTAAGTCGCTGCCGGTGGCGACGGCGATCATCCCGGCTGTGGCGATGGCGCTGGGGGGTCGGGCGGGGGCAAGGCGTGCGGCACTGCGACTGAAGGAGAGCGGCGTGGATCCGGTGAGCGGGGAGATCGGTGTCAACCTGCTGCAACGGCGGGAAAAAGCGAAGGCGAACGTGGCGGAGGTGAAGCGGAAGATGTGGGAGGACGATGGGGACGGCGAAGGAGGGGACGAGTATCTGCAGGAGGCCGTGAGCAATGAGCGGGCCTACAACCGAGCCGTGGAGAACGAGGTGCTCAAGGACGTGCTGATCCACGGAGGCGGGTCACTGACGACGGCGGCCCTGATCGGCTCGACCCTGGAAGGCGTTCGGAGGGGGCTGAAGGGCAAGGCGCCGGTCGAGGAAGAAGAAGAGCCTGGGACCGCGCCGGCTGAGTTGCCCGCGTCTCCCCGGGTGGGCCAGAATGGGGTAACTGGAGGACGGCGATGAGACCGAACGTGATGGGCGGGAGCAGTTTCGCTGGTGGCGGCGAAGGGGGCAGTGCCGTGGACGCCTTTGCTTCGGCCAGGACGGCGGGCGTCCGGGGGATGGGGGAGATGATCGGGCGAGGGTTGAGCAATCAGGCCAGTACGATCGCACAGAAACAGGTCAATGACGAGCAGATGAGAGCCTTCCGCAGCGTCAACAGGCGAAAGCCGAAGGGCTACCCGGCGGGCTCCATGGGCTCCGCGCAGTCGCAGGGTACGGGCAGGGATAATTCGCAGGTGCTCGAGGCGATCGGTGGTGTCCTTGGCCGGATTGTTTCCGGCGGCAGGCGATGAGACGCGACTACGAATTTTCAGGCAGTTACACGCCCGAGCAGGCCTACGCGCCGCCGGGCGCTGTGCAGTTCGCGAAGAGGGACTGGGGCGATGGCCAAGGCGGCTCGCTGGCAAGTAGTGCGCCAGGGCCTGTGCAGGCACTGCCGCTGGCGACAGCAGGACAGTCGGCGGCCTCGGGCCCGGGGCGGGGCATGGACAGCGTGCGAGCAGCTGCAGAGAGTGATCCGGTGAGGCCAAATCAGGAGGGATTCAGGGCGAGCAGCGATGCCGGCCGTGCCTTTGCGAGCGGGAGCGAAGCGCTGTCCCAGGCGCAGGGGAGCGCGGCTGCTATGGCGCTGGATGGCGCAGGGCAAGCACTGATGCAGAGAAGCCAGGGGCTTGCAGATGCCAGGCTGTGGGAAGAACAGCAGCAGCAGGCGATGAAGGACTACAGCGCGCAGCAGAAAGCGGCAAAGAGGAAGAGCACCGGCGGCGGCCTCCTTGGAGCGATCGGATCGGTGGTCGGATCAGTCTTTGGTGGACCCGCTGGAGGAGCGATCGGCGGGGCGGCCGGCAAGGCTCTGGGCGGACTGTTCGGCTAGGGCCTCAGAGCGCTTAGAATCTGGGGAGTTTCGTCGCCGTCTCGGAGATGCCACCGTACGTCCCAGGCGGTCCGCTGGCGGTCAGACCGCGCTACGCGAGGGTTACTCCTGAGGCGATTGATGCCGAGGTTGCGAGGCCTCCGTCTTCCGGCGGCGCCGGTGGCGGTATTTCGGGCGGTCCTCGCTGGGCCGGCGACCTGATGTCTTCGCTGAGCAGCCTTGCCGGCGGCATGGGCCGCAAACGGCTGATCGCTGGCGGGGCTGGTATCGGCGGGTTGCTGGCCGCTGCCGGCGAGATGGGGGACAAGAGTGAAACCCCTCAGCAGAACCTGGTGGACGCCACCGGTGCGGGCGTGGGTAGCTTGGCCGCGTTGGCGCCACTGGCGTTCGGAATGAGCGGTCCCATGGGATGGCTCGCGGCTGCCGGGCTGGGGTTGGCAGGCAGTCAGGTGGGCAAGGCGGGGCTGCGGGGAGCGACGGACCTGGTGGGGCTGACTCGATCTGACACTCCCGAGCAGAAGGCCATTCAAAACGCCCTCAACGCCAACGAGGCTGGGATCACGATGGATTCTCGCCGCCGGCAGGCGAACCTGCCGATCGCTGAGCAGGAGATGGCGCTGGCCCGGCAGAACGACATCTTGCGCATGAAGGCAGACCTCGAGGCGCGCCAGCAGGCCGCCTACGCCCAGGCGGTACTGGCGATGGCCCAGGGCGGGTCCAACCAGGCCCTGGGAGCGATGTCAGGGGCGGCTCAGCAGATTCTTTCAATGCCCAATCCGTACTGATCGGCTATGAGCGCTCTTGCTGGTGCCTACACTCAGACGTTTCGCCCGGTCGCCCCGCTCCAAGGGACGGTGTTCGATAACGGCTCGGACATGCTGCTTGGGCAGATGCCGATGCAGACGGCTGCCTTGATAGCGCCACTGGCCCAGACTGGGCTCAACAACCAGGCGCAACTGGCCAACACGACCCTGGTCAATCGCCAGCGGACCCTGGAGCAGAAGACCGAGATTGCGGCGCTGGAGAAGCAGCGCAAGCAAACCCGCAAGGCGACGCTGGCGGATCGGCTTCTGCAGTCCGCCTCTGGCCTGCGGGGCTCGGGGGCGAAGGAATGGGCGATGGGGCAGTTGTTTGCCCCCCAAGGTGATGGACTCACCCGGGCGGGCAACCGCTACGGGACAGGGCTGGCCACCTTTGAGGGGGCGCAGGCCGGGAACGCGCCGCTGCTGCAGACTTACCTTGGCGCAGCAACGAACGCTGATAGAGCCCGATCGAGCCTCCCCGCACCAACCATGAGGAATTGAGCCATGAATCCACTCGATCTGTTCAAACCGAACCCCTACACCTACAAGTCGCCGGAAGTGCCGAAGGTGCCTGCCAGCAAGCCGCAAGAGGCTGTGGTCGCGCCGGGATTGTCGTCGCCAACGCAGATGGGGGAGGGCCTGAGGGAACAGGCGTGGCAGGACGCCTACCGAACCGATTGGTCGCAGAGGCGAGGGATTGATAACGGCGTCTACGGCAGAATGCGCATGGCGCCCCTGCTGCGAGAGGAAGCCAGGACTGGCAGCCAGATCCGGGTGGACGAGAACAAGGCGATAAGAGATAACTACACCGACAATCAGCTCAGGCTGGGAGGTCAGACCTTCAATCAGGGATTAACGGTCGCCGACCGCTATGTTGGCTTGGGCAAAGACACCAGCGACAGGGTGTCCACGGCCGTCACTGGCGAGCAGACCAATGATGCCGCCCGGCTGCAGCTGATGCGGGACGTACTGATGAAGCCCAAGGGTTTCACCGAGACCCTCTTCGAGCTGACTGGTGCCATTGCACCGATTGTTTCTCTTTTCGTCTGAGCCATGGCATCTCTTGCATCGGGTACTGGCTCTGGCGTGCAACCCTACGGGGGGAGCGTCGCGGCATCGATCTATGACAGGTCTCAGTCGGGACTGGTGAATCTGGCGAACAAGTATGCCGGCAATGAAGCACTCTCGGGGGTCGCGGTTGGGAAGCTTGCAGATAGCTATGGGACGGGCCTCAACACAGCGGCGCAGATCGAGTACGATAACGCCTTCTTGGGGTCGCTGACGCGGTACCAGCAGAGTGTTGAAAACCTGCGCAAGGGGAATACCCTCGAACTCCTGGCGGCCGAGACCGGCTCGAAAAAAGAATTGATGAGCGTTGAAGGCGAACTGACCAAGGACCAGATCATGACCCAAGGGGACCAGCAGCGGCGAGGCCTTGTCACCGGTGGCGAGCAGGACCGGCTTGGGGTGGCTGCCCGAGGCGAGCAGGACCGGCTGGGCTACCGGGTGCAGGGCGAGGAGAGCCGGCTGTCGCAGAACAACGCGACGGACAACACGAACCGGCTGCGGGATAGTGACAGGGACCGGGTCCGTCAGCAAGGCCAGAGGTACTACGGATGATGCCCGCGCAGGCGGTCAGCCAGGTGGCGCAATTTCTGCGCATGCTGGCTGACACCGATCGAGAGCTGTTCATTGACACGGTGGAGACCGCCACTTCGCCGATCGAGATTTGGACTCTGGCGACAGTGCTGGGGTACACCGGCTCAATGGGCGACCTAATCGCCTGGGCCAATGAGCTGTATCCACGGACAGACCGGCGCAAGGTGTTGCTGGCAGAAGCGGACAAGCTGAAGACCGACATTGCGAACGCCCGAGCCCTGATAGCCAGCGAGGCCCTGGACGCCAAGGAGGGGTACTCGCGGATTGCGTTCCTCTCGCGGGAGCTACGGGGGCATCTCACCGAAGCGGACAAGATGGCGCGAACCCTCGATAGGCGGGGCTTGATGATGGCCGGGGCAGATCGGGTGATGCGAGAGCTGCGGACAATCTTTGCGGGAAGCGTCGACATGGAGTCAGCGTTGGCTCAAGCGTTCAAGGCAGTGTGGGCAGTCCTGATAGACGAGCGCTAGGCCGGCCAAGCTGTCTCAATTTGCGTCTCATGCGTCTTGCTTTAGCCTGGCAGGATGCCGGCCACGTCTCGCGTTTTCGCTTACCGCCGGGCTGCCCGTGAAGCTGCGGTGTCGGCCATGGCTTCTGCCGCGGCGGCCAACCCTGTCGTGCCCTTCGCTCAGGGCGCGCCCGAGGTAAAGGAGGTTGCCGACGAGACGCCAGCGGAGATCCTGGCAGCCCGCGAGAGCTTCGAGGCATTCTGCACCCGCATGGGCAAGCCGCCGCCGCGGCACATGCGCGAGTGGTACGAGGTCTTTCTCACAGGCCAGAGCAACGAGCACCTGAGCCATATCGCTGGGCCCGATACGGCGCTGCTGAGCCCCAGGGGAAGCGCCAAGTCCACCTTCGTGGCGATGCTGCTGGCCTGGCTGATCGGCAAGCACGCCCTGGAGCACAAGCTGCTGCGCGTTCTCTACGTGTCCTACAACGTGAAGGTGGCAAAGGCCAAGAGCGCGGCGGTCAAGTCGATCATCAATTCGGACGACTACCGGCTGATCTTTCCGAATGTGCGCCTCAGCCGGCAGAAGAAGGGGGATGAGCTATGGGAGATCGACTTCACTTTCGCGGGGATCGACGTGCGAGGGGAGGACGCCTTCACCCTGGCTTGCGCCGGCCTGCGAGGCGCAATCACCTCGAAGCGGGCCAGCCTAATCGTGGTGGACGATCTGATCAAGAGCCAGTCGGACATCGCGAATCCGGACGTGCGCCGGGAGATGGAGCACAACTGGAGCGCGGTGATTGAGCCCACCCGGTTCGAGGGCGGCCGCTCGCTGGTACTGGGTACCCGGTTCCACTTTGACGACATGTTCGCGACCGCCTTCGTACCCAAGAACGGCTGGAAGGTGATCAGGCAGGCGGCGATCGAATACAGCGACGACGGCGCGCCACGCAGCTACTGGCCGGGGATGTGGAGTCTCAAGTATCTGCTGGGCAAGCAGACCAAGGACCACGTCGCCTTCGCGTATCAGTACCTCAACCAACCGGTGTCAACCACCGAGTTGGGGATCAACCCGAGCCTGTTCCGCATGGTCGAGCTCCCCGAGGTCTACGACGAGATCGGAGTCGGGATCGACCTGTCGGCCGGGCTTACCGAACGGCACGACTGGACCGTGTTCACGCTGGCCGGCCGCCTGGGGGATGCCTGTTACATAATCGACTACCGGCGGCTGCGCAC